AGTATCGAAGGATGCAGCAAAAAAAGTGTTAAGTGGAAAATCCAGTGTTACCAAGGCAATGATCATGGAATTGCCCAAAGCAGAACCGCAGGAACGGAAAAATATTGCAAAAGCAATTATGGAAGACAAACCAATCAAAAAAGAGGAAAAGCCGAAAGAAGTACAGGTGGAAAAATCGCAGGAGTACACCGTGGAAAATCTTTTGTTTGAGATTAATTTTAATGCTGATCAGTTTATTCAATTTCTGCGTCAGACTCTTGCAAACAGAAATCAGGTTTATCAAACACCAGAGAGCAAAGACAGTGTTGTGGAAGCTATTAATTCAGTGATAAAGAAAATTAAAAAATTACAGGAGGTACTTGAATCATGATGTATAGCAGACAGGAAGTAATTACACCAGAGGTAGCGGCAGCTTATTTGCAGAAGAATGTATCTAATCGTCCCATTCAGCAAGGAACAGTAAAGAATTACGCCAGAGATATGTTGAATGGAAAATGGGAATTGAACGAACAGGGAATTGGTTTTTATGAGAATGGAAATTTGGTCAATGGTCAGCATCGTTTGAGTGCAATCATTGAGGCTGGAATTCCTGTTGAGATGTATGTTACATATAATGTTCCTAACAATTCCTTCATTCACGATAGAGGTCGTGGAAGAACGATGAAGAATATTCTTGACATGAATGGTTTTTCTACCTCCGTTGCATCAACTGCCTTAATTGGTGGGGTCAATTATCTATTTACTTTGTGTGGAAAATCTAAAGTAAGTGATAAGATCATTATTGATTTCTGTAATGAAAATGAGGAAATTCTTTCAAAGTGTGTATCTATTGTGTGTAGCGGTTCTCATAATGCAGTAATTTGTAAAAAGGCACCGATTATTGCCGCAACCTTCTGCGCTCTTTATATCGGAATTAAAGAAGATGCTTTGAGAGAATTTTTTACTGTTGCCAATACTGGTTATTATAATGAAAAACGACAGACTTCGGCTATTGTTCTTCGTAATTTCTTGTTCAATGATTTTAAGCAGATTCACACTATGAAGAATCGCTGTTTTGCTGTTGCTACAAATGCTATTAAGGATTTTTCTGCTGGTATTCCTCGTCAGAAGGCATATAGGCAAGATATTGGATATGCAAATTTTGAACAGGTAAAGAAGGCTACTCTGGATAAATACATTCAAAGTTACACTGATTGATTTGAAAAGTGTCAAAAACGAGGTCTAAAATTCACTGAAAAGTGTCAGCTTAATTGGAGGGATAACATGATTCAATTAAGTAAAGAGCAACAATTTGAATTTGAGAAGATACTGATGACTGGAATTTTGAAAACTCTTAAAGATGAAAATTTGTTGTCGGATAGACAATTATATTCAGCAATTTTAAAGGTAAATCAAATTACCTTGTCAGAATTATCGTGAAATATAAGGAAGTGATGTTTATTGGAAAGGATTAATCGAATGGAAAATTCTGTTTCTGGTATATATGAAATTCAAAATACAAGAAATGGAAAACGCTACATTGGTCAGTCCCAAAACTTATATAGACGGCAATGCAGTCATCTGACGAAATTGAAACAAGGCATCCATCCAAATAAACACTTGCAAAATGCTTGGAACAAATACGGCGAGGACGCTTTTCAGTTTCATGTGCTGGAATATTGCCCATTGGAAAAGCTGAATCTAAAGGAACGCTTTTGGATTGATTTTTATCAGGCTAATCGAATTGGCTATAATATACGCATTGATCCTGTAAATAATCGTGGTGTGAAATGGTCAGAAGATCATCGTAGAAAAATGGAACAAGTGATGAATGATGAAAATGGCTGGTTTAAGAATCACACGGTTCCAAAAGCAACGATGGAAAAAGCGTGGGAAGCATCCAGAAACAAAGTATGGACGCAGGAAGAAAGAGAACGACATTCTAAGCGTATGACTGGTGTTAAGACGAAGGATACATCCAGAATGAAAGCAGCTCAGACAGGTGAGAACAATGGCGATGCGAAATTGACTGAACTGGAAGCCAAACAGATTGTTTACTTGCTTGATAGAGGATATGAGTCCTCCTTGCTGGCAGACATATATAAAGTTTCTTTTGGAACAATCTCAGCTATTAAAAGATACAGATCGTGGACTAATTTTGACCGAAATACAGTGTTGGAAGATGCACAGATTGGAAAACTGGCAACAGAAAAATTGCATAAGTACATAAAATCCAATCTAAAACCTATTGAAAAGTCAATCGTTTGGAAAATTAATCTGCCAGTTGAGATTGAAGTAAGAGAACACAATATTTCAGAGAGGAACATGAATTATGTATAAAGATATGCCGCAGCTTTTATCTCCCACGGAAAACGGAGATTTTAAGCTGGAACATTTTGAAGTCAGAAACGGAGATATTCGAGCCATTTTAAGTGGTGTGAATCCCGGAAATTATGTAAGACTCATGCACCGTGGAGAAGTCGTTATGAGTGATACATATATGGAGAAACGAACCAATAGCAGTTTTTGTGCCAATGCTTATGGTGATGTACTGATTGGTGGTCTTGGTATCGGAATGATCATCATGGCAATTCAGGACGATGAAAAAGTAAAGTCTATTACGGTTTTGGAAAAGCATCAGGAAGTCATTGACATGATCACGGCGCAGCTTCCGTTCAATGATAAGGTAAAGATTATCTGTGCTGATGTGTTTGAGTGGAAGCCTGAAAAGGGACAGAAATTTGACTGCATCTATATGGACATTTGGAACTATGTCAATTCTGATGTGTATCAGGATGAAATGAAGCCTCTCAAGCGAAAGTATGGTCGTTATCTCAAAAGTAAGGATGATAGTCCAAATCGTTTCAATGAATGTTGGGCAGAGTGGCAAGCCAAAAACAATAGACGGCTGTGATCGGAGGAAATGTCATGGTAACGATGCAAGATTGTGAAAAGGTTTGGGAACGCTTTGACAGATTGAAAGAAGAGGCAGAACAGTATATGTTTCCCAGCATCTTGGTTTGGGACTTGAAAATTACACCGCTGTATAAGGATTTGCAGGAAAATTGGGATGAACATCACGGAGAAATCTTTATGCGTGTGATGATTGCAATGCTGAAGCAGTTTGGAATCGACTATGATCCTAAAACGGAGGCAGCTCATGTGTGACTTTTGTGAGAAGTTCGATTTTGGAACAGCCTCTTGTGTTGTAGATCGTTATGGAGCAAGCATTGTAATGGCTGGTGGTAGTTTTCGTTTTCCAGAACATCAACAGTTTCTCTTTTGTCCAAAATGCGGTGCATCCAGATTGAAAAAGAACATCCTGCCGCCATTGGAAGAACGAAAGTGTCCTTCATATCGTAAGCCGCAGCCTTTTATTTTGAGTTAATAACAATAAATGCAAGAATAATCGGAGGTAATGATATGTTCAGAGTAATTATTGCTGGTGGAAGAGATTATAACAACTATGCACAGTTGGAAAGAGCAATGGATAGACTTTTATCTAACATTACCGATGAAATTGTGATTGTGTGCGGTATGGCAAGGGGCGCAGATACGCTTGGCGAACAATACGGAAAGCAGCGAGGGTACAGAATTAATTATTTTCCAGCCGATTGGAAAACTTTCGGTAAGTCTGCTGGTTATATCCGTAATCAAGAAATGGCAGAGAACGCAGATGCACTTGTTGCTTTTTGGGATGGGAAAAGCCGTGGAACAGCCAGTATGATTGATCTTGCGCATAGATACAATCTTCGTGTGCGTATTGTGCGATATAAACAGGAGTGAAGATATGTCTTATAAAATGCGAAAGCCTTTGGTCAAAAACAAATATAACTTGACCATCAAGCAGCTCAAGAAATATAAGGTCGCAGACCGAACTCATGTTGGTTTGCCGTTCTTTTGGAGAAACAATGTTATTCAGGCTTGGTGTATCTCTGGCAGTGCTGGCACAGATAAAGATCGTCAGTTCGGAACAGATGATAGTTTCTGGATCGGCATTTATGACGAGGATGCAAAAGCCTACGCTGGAAAGTTCCGTTTCTATTTCACATCCTACGGTGGAATGTGTGGTTACGACTTCAATCAATTCTTTAATGAAAAAGACATTGACTGTGAGAACGATATGAGAGTTCAGGAGATGTTCTTAGAGAAAATTAATATGTTAATTGATTGTGGAATTATTGTAGAAAGGGCTGAAACTGATGGGTAAAAAGAATAAAGATGGATATGTTTTAAAATCTGAAGTTCTTCTTATTATTCAGAATTACATTCGTAGTATCCAGATGCAAGACTATGGAACGGATGCTGGTATTCCTCAGTTGTACTCTGTTATGGATAAAATTAATGAAATGCCTCTGGAAGATGTTGCGCCAGTTAAAAGAGCAAAATGGATTTCCTATTTGGATGGTGAACACTTAATGCCAGAACTGTATTATAAATGTTCTGGTTGTGGAGCAAGAGGATTTCGTAGAAAATATTCCGCTTGTCCGTCTTGCACTGCAATTATGGAAGGATGATTAACATGGAAGTAACAGTTATGTCCCGTGATGCGGCAATACAATATTGCAGACAGTCACATGAACAAAAGACAATTATGATTTCTGTGTCTGATCCGTATATCACATATTTTGACGAGCCGTTTTGTACTGAAGAAAATAAAGTCATCGCAATTCAACGCCTGTTCTTTTGTGATGCAGATAGAATTGGCAAAGATGTGTACGGACGAGATACAAAAGAAAAGGATTTGTTCAATGAGGATGATGCTTATTTGATCAAGCGTCTGTTGGATAAATTTCCGAATACAGATGTGATCGTGCATTGTGATGCTGGTATTTCCCGATCTTCTGGTATCGCAGCCGCTATTCTAAAAGCATATACCAATGACGATACAAAAATCTTTGATAACCCCAAATATCGTCCGAATATGCTCTGCTATCGGACAACCTTGAATGAATTAATTGGAGGAAATGAAAATGAGTAACCGAGATAATCTTGGAGATCGTATGAAAACCTATGAGAATGTGAGCAGAGCGCATCTTGTGCGCCGTATGCCTGTGATCATTCGTATTGACGGCAAAGCATTCCACACCTTTACCAGAGGTTTTCAGAAGCCTTTTGACCAGATTTTGATGAAAACCATGCAGGATACCATGAAATATCTTTGCGAGAATATTCAGGGCTGTGTACTTGGTTATACGCAGTCGGATGAAATCTCTCTGCTCCTGATCGACTATCAGACGCTCACCAGCGATGCTTGGTTCGATAACACAGTTCAGAAGATGTGCAGTATCTCCGCAAGCATGGCAACACTGGCGTTTAATAAGTTCTTCCGTAATAATACGGATGAATGGGGTTATGACAATTTGCCTGATTTTGCTGACGGTGGTACAAATCAGAAAATTGATCCAAATCTGATGAAACAAGCAAATACTTATTTTTCTCGTTGTGATAAAGCAATGTTCGATTCTCGTGTGTTCAATATTCCCAAGGAAGATGTTGTCAACTACTTTGTGTGGCGGCAACAGGACGCAGTTCGTAACAGCATTCAGTCCGCAGGACAGGCGAACTTTTCTCATAAGCAGCTCATGAATAAGTCTTGTGATCAGATTCAGGATATGTTGTTTGTGGAGAGAGGTATCAACTGGAATGATTATGCGATTCCTTGTAAGCGTGGCACTTGCTGTCGTAAGCAGATGATGGAAGTTGAATGCAAGAACGAGCCGAACAAAACTGTAATGCGTAAGAAATGGATTGTGGATCAGGAAATCCCTACTTTTACACAGAATATGAATTACATTCATGACATTGTTATGCTGAAAGATTGAGGCTTGAATTATGTATGAGGCAATATTACAGCATTTAAGAAATTACGAACAATACGGAATTGATGTAATTAGTAGTCATGAAGCTGGTCAAATTGCCGATTTATTACAGGAGTATCATGCGGAGATCGTTATGCTCCGCAGGATGCAGCCTGTGGTATTGACTGGTGAAAGTGCAAATTCATTTGCTCTGGCGGCTGAACTGTCTGAAACAAAAGTAAAGCTGAAAGAACTCAGCAAGGAAAAAGAGCAGCAGGAATATACAATCCTTGGTATTATGCACTCTGTTGATAAGTGGCTTGATGGAAAAGAACTGGAACAGGATGAAGTAAATCGAGCAGTTACAATGCGTGAAAAGACCTTGCGGATCGTTGAAAAGCAGGAGCGTGAAATCAATAGTCTGCATAAAGAATTGAAACGAATGAAATCCATTATGCGTGAACATGGAATTATGGTTATTCCCAGCGCAATTCCCGGAGGAAAGTCATCTTGGAATATTCCATCAAAAAATTAGGGAGGAATACAAACAATGAATAATGTTATTGTAAGAGGTCAAAAGCAATATGTTGATCTGAATCGCAAACTTAATCTACATAACGGATCGGTTGTTTTGCTGAAGAACAAGGGCAATGGAGATAGCATTGATGCAATCTATTATGTTGTTTCATTCCGTGATAATAAAAATAAGTATAGCGGAAGTACAACTGGTTATTGTACTTTGCTGAATTTGGATTCTGGACAGTTTGCTTTTGAAGAGAGATGCAGTCGCAACACAACTGTTCGCCGTGTTCTCAGACACTTGCTTCGTCTTGGTTATACTATGCCTTATAATCCTGATGCAACAGATGATGATTTTCAGTTACGCAATTATGATGTAGAAGTTCATGATTGTGGTAATTACAAAATGGAACTGGTGCTGAGTATTTAATTCCCCAAGTGGAGAAAGGAGAAGTCCAATGATTTATTTTACTGGCGATGTGCATGGTCAGATAGATGACCTGTTGCGCAGACTGGATTATAAAAAGATTCCTCATACTGCGGATCAAATTATTGTTCTGCTGGGAGA